CCAACACGAACACCAACTTCACCGGTCTCAATACGAGTACACGCAGAAGTCAAAGCAACAGCGGCAGCAACCAAAGACAATTTAACAGAACGATTCATCAGATAACTCCATAAGAAAAAAGATTAAAACACAAAAGAAAACCGAGAATGAAATACAAGGGTCTCAAAAGAAAATCAGGAAACATAATACTCCTTAAAACACGTTTACAATAACAAACAAAATTGCGAATGTGATAACTGCGACAACAGCCACTTTACCGATTACTTTCAAAACGAAAATACGTTCATCATTACTAGCGGACGACCAAGCACTATACGCCATAGTGATACACAGCATAAGTATCAGAAAAATAACAGCCATACCAATCATAAAGAACCTTTCGAAATTAATTATACCACAGATCTGATTTAATGTACACCAGATTATTTTTCGCCAAGCAGATACTTGTTAGAGATAGCCTTGAATGTCATACCACCATTGGTTTGCTTGAACACGATGCCTTCACGCTCAGTCTTACCAAGCTTTGATTCACCTTCAGCCCATTGCAACAGTTCGTCAATAGAACCAACACCCAAGTCCTTGTCAATCAACAGCACCGGAGTGTGTTGCAGACCCATGCGCTCGATCAATGCCCGACGATAAATGGGATTCAGGTATATACCTGCTTCAATGTTGTACACATCAAACACATGGAACTCAGGCTTAGACAGCTTGTAGATGTTACCCTGAATGCCAGGACCAATCAACTCGCCTTGAATCGCCCAGTTGCTGATGGCGCCGCATTCACGCATCTTTTCTTCAATACCATCGCGTCGTGCTACTTCCCAGAAAGTGTTATCAGCAGTCTCTTTCAAGTCCAAGTTGCGTGAGCAAACACCAAACACACCATCGATGAAGTAGCAAGTCATTGAAGAGCCTTCTAGCTTTTCAGTGATTTCGAATTGCATACCAGCTTCAGCTGCTGCAGCAATTTCTTTCTTCAGGTTCTGAACACGTTCTTGGTCAGTCTTAGGGATCAGTGATGGGAAGTTACCCTTTGCCATGCCAGCAAGTTGGGCATTCATTGGCTTTTCCCACTTGACGATGTTCAATACTTCGGATACATCCATACCTTCTTCAACGCAATAATCACCCCTTACCAAGTGAACTACACCGCTGAATTGGTCAGTGTCTACTTCAACTGGCAACAGCAAACCTTGCGACAGTTGACCACGCAGCTTAATAGTGCGCAAACGTTCGCCTTTGATACCTTCGAACTCACGTGGCTCTTTACCCTTGCTCAAGAATGGAGCGAGTTCGGTAGGAACCCAAGAGTCGATTTCAAGGTACACTGCCAGATCGCCGACAGTGAATTCACCTTTCTTTACAACAACTTTCCATCCGCCGACAACAGCACACTCGATAGCGTCAGCACCGTCAATAGGATTCAGTTCATCAATCTTACGAATAGTAGCAAGTTTTCTCATTTTTCAATTCCTTATTAAATCACTCGCATTACCTTCAACCATTTGTTGAAGTCTTTTTGTTTCCACACACCTTGCCGAAGCCACATGTATACTTTGTCAACAGAAAGATACGCAATTTCATCTTCGCTCAAACGACCAACGTGTTTGATGTCTTCAGCGTAGATACCTTTCTTAGCAATACGCACTCGGATCAGTTCTTCCTGCTTAGTCATTTTTCAATTCCTAATTTAGTCAGAATGTATTTTTCTAGACTTGGTTCGAACCGTGTTTCACCGAATGCTTGAATACATTGAGCAACAATTAATGCAGCAAACTTTTCTTTATCAAAAGTTGCCCGATCAAAGCCATTGTCGACACCATACTCAATTGTGGTTGCCTGTTCAGCAAGTTCTTTAATAGTTTTACTCATACGCTTACAATCTCACGAGTTACGGTATATGCTGGAGACTCATATTTTTCTTTCATTTCATCGCACCATGCATTTGCGTCTTTAACATTAAAAAATATTTTAGTGATTAGATTTTTGCGAGCAGTGTTGTCATACACTGAGCAAAAATAGTTTGAACCTTTTCCAGCCATTTTATATCCTTAAAACACTTCGCACATATTGGGAAATTTACCAGTTTGCTCTAGCACATCTAGTGCACGAGAACCGCCAGAATATGCTTCGCTTTCTGTAACAAACACTGCAGCACTTTCAACTTCAGAGCAGACATATTCTTGCCCAGGAATACCCTTGTAACTTACCAGGGTGATGCTCCACTTGCCGTTGAAGCTGCTCTGTGTTGCTTGCCCGATTTCTGTACGCATTCTGTTTCCTTGTTTTGATAGATCAATTATACCACGAACTTGATTTATTGTACACAGGTTTATGCGCACAAAACGTATTCAGCCAGTTCTTCCCAGTTTTCGTTGCTTGAACGAATCTTGGTAACACTGATCAAAGTACGCAAAGACAATTCTTTTGCTTCGTCTTTGACTTTACGGATGAATCGAACTGCATCAGCTTTAGCTTCAGCATCGTACTCAGGCATAAACTCGTCAGACTTAGCAATGAACTCCATACGATCAATCTTCTGTTCGTTGGTCATTGTCAAGTCGATCATCATCGAGCGGCTACGGATAGCTTGGTCGATTTTGTCTTGAGTGTAGTTAGAGATGAAGATCACTTTGCCGGTGAAGTTGAAGCTACGTGGCAGGTCTTCGTCTTTCATATCAGCATTCCAGCTGATGATACGCTTGCCATAAGAATCCAAAGCACCTTTCAACAGGTTCACAGCAATAGGGTCTTTCAACACAGAGTCGCAATCATCAAAGATGATCACAGAACCGTTGTTTTCGAACAGTGTGCGATAGAGACCCTTTGCAGTAGAGTAGCCCTTCACGGTGGTGAAGCCTTTGCTATGCTGAATACGTGTACCTTCTTCGAAGGAAGCCAAGTCAGACAAGTCTTGGTAGCCAGCAGCTTTCAAAGTCTTGGTGACAGTGTAAGTCTTGCCGAGACCACCTTGACCGGTGATCACAGCTGAAGGCTGAACGCCCGAAGCAACCATCTTCACCAAGTTCTCAACAAACTCAAAACGCTTGTTGATGGAGAACTTGTCGACTTTGGGAGCTGGGGCGGTGCCCATCAACTCTTCGATAGAGGCTTTTTTGCCAGTGATTTTTTTGTACATGTATTCAACGTGCGTAGACCGTGCAGTCTTGAAGGTAGAACCCTCAATATTGCAGGTGTATTTCTGTGAGGAGGTATCGAATTGGATGGTAGTTTGTTTGTTCATGTAGTAATTATACAAAAACATGCATTTATTGTACACATGTCTTTTAATAGTATACTAAATCTGTCAACTATTGTTACAGTTTCGGGTGTACAGTTCTCAAAACTGGGTCACTCAGATGGAAGCTCTTTCTCCAGATGAGGATCCCATCACCCAAAGTAAAAAGGAGCCCGAAGGCTCCTAAACTGTACACTAAAGTTAACTATTTCAAGCGTAACTCTAAAACAAAAGTGTTAAAATTATTTGGCTAGAGGGTTGTCCAGAGCACTTTGAATCTTTCTGCCCACTCTATCTTCTAAATCTTTTATTTTTCTTTCATTATCTGTGGATAAATCTCTTAATTTTCTTTCATTATCTGTAGATAAATCTTTTAATTTTCTATCATTATCTGTAGATAATTGATCTCGTTTATTATCAAATCTCTGGGATGCTATCTCTATCATAGCTCTCATTTTATCTTCAGAATCTTTTACTCTTCTTTCAGTACCATCTGATACTTTCTCTACTCTATCAACATCTGTTTTTAAATCATTTTTAATATCACGAGTATAATCACGAGCTTCACTCACAGAATCTTGAACCTTTTTCATTTCAACTCTCATTACTGATATCTGCTCTTGAAAACCAGTTAAATCTGGAGCTGCATAATCCGCTATTTTCTTTTTCATTGACTGATAATCTTTATATACTTCAAAAGAACCATATAAACCACCAAGCAGTGACGACACTAATGTGAATGCTACCATTAACTTTGCGGGTGTAAACTCATATCCACCGATACTAATAACAGTATCTTTACTTGCGTATTTTTTAACCGCTGCTTCGGCGTCATCAATTTTAGCATTGACGTTTTTAATATCTGACATATTTGCCTTTATTTGCTTTCAAAATTTAGTCTTTTTAAATTGTTTAATTCAGCTTCTAATTTTTGAATTTCCATTTTTCTTTTTTGCAATTCAAGTTGATATAATATATTGCAATCAACTCTACCCTTTGGTGCTCCAATTGGTATAATGATTCTTCCATATACACCAATATCTCTATTTTGTGGTGCCACACCTGTGGATATTGTTTGATTGTTATTAATTACTCCGAGCACTCCAAATTCAACATTAGTCCCTGCGCCAATAGCCATTGAACAATCTAAATCACCAGCTCTAAATCTATCTGATTGATAGCTTCCAGGTGAACTAGGCATTGAAAGAGTCATTGAACCATTTTGAGCAATACTTAAAGTGCTAAACGATAATAAAATAATAGCAAAGAAAAGTTTCATTTTACTTTTGAGCAGATCTGAGATGCTATTACTGTATTTTGACCACTTTCTCTTTTGTGTTTAGATTCAGTGCAAATGTAAGTAACTCTTACTAGATCTTCTTTTTTAACGTATACATTAACAGATTTTGTTTGTAGATAATTAACTTGAACTATTTTGCTTTCTGATGCAAAAGCAATCGAATTCCAGTTGTTATCATAAACATTCAATTCATAGTATTCAACATCATTTCGCTTGTTAAACAATTCCATTTTGGTGTACATGACACCAGTAATAAATGAATGTTCAAACTTTGGATAAGTTGGTAGAAATTGGTGAGCATTTGCATACCCACCAATTAAAGCCATGATCATAAAAACATAACGAAACATAATCTTATATTGCTATGCAGCTTGCAGTTACCATAGCTCTATATGTTCCAGCAGGAAAAGCTTTATTGTATCCATACTCAGCTTTTGATTCTGCTTTGAACCAAACTGAACCAGGAACAGATAAAACAATTTCTGTGGTATTGTTATATGTTACTTTATTAGTTGAGTATGCCGACATAGCAGCATTAGTTACTCTACTAACGTCAACACTTCCAGTCCATGTTACACTATCAGGTAGTGTTGGTGAAGATGAAAAGGTATTGGGTGTTGAAATAACAGCTTTGTAGTAACCAGATTGAAGTACATCGTATCTGATTACTGGTTGAACACCGCCATCAGCTGGTAAAGTACTTAATATGCTTGGTGATGGGTTACCATATACACCAGCTGTTTCAGTGTAAATAATACACTTAGAAGAAACTGTTCCAGTGATTGGAACGTCTTGTGCTATCGATAATAACGGAACTGCAACTAAGCTTGCTAATACTATTTTTTTTAACATTTCTGCCTCTCTTTTGTTTTATTGTTTATACTGTAGATCTACCATAGTTCTATGCAATTTTTCTTGAGCTAGTCCTAATCTTCTTGCATCTTTACTATCGGGTAGTTTTTTATCAGGATAACGAAGTACATCATTATAAACACCACCAGGAATACTTACTTTGTACAATTCAAACCCTGGTATATTATTCAACATTTCTAATTGAGATTCTAACAGAGCATCTCTTGGACTTAATGGCGAACTTACTGATTTTTTATCAATAGGTTTATCATTTCTTTTTGCAGCTAATTGAATTTTTATTTCTTCTTCAGCTGTAAACTTTGTGTCTAGTGCATTTTTTACATATTGATCTGCCAGTGGATCATATATTTCAACTGGCTTTTCAGTCAATTGTTTCAGCATTGCTGCTGAGTATCCCGGACAACTTGGGCTACTTAATGGATCAACACATGTGTCATATTTGTATTTATAGACCACTGATGGGTTTCTTACTTCTCCAATGCCATCTACATTAATGCTTCCAGCACCCCAGTGCATGATTGGAATATTATCTACTGGCACAACCTTTGTTATGGTATTGCCTGGTAATCCCGACCAATTATCTTGGCTTCTAAAAACAAATCCAGGTTGATAAGCATTTTTGTTTTGTATATTAACAATCATAGGATCTTTAATATTCTTTACTGTAGTGTATTGATAGATAACACCATCAACAGTTAATCCACTTGCAGCCGGCAAAACATTACCCATAGACCATGTTAGGCCACTACCTGCAGCATTAGCTGTTGTGCCGTTAATAATCTCAGAGTAAGAGAAGGAGCAATAAACTAAGAACGCCCATGCCACCCAAGAATGTTTTTGTACCATCACTTAATTCTCCTTTTGCTTCTTCTCTATTACCCGGCTGCCTAGCTTGATTTGTTTTCCATTGTTGTTTAGCTTCATTGCCAATAGCGCCGTCATATGGACATGGAGTACCTGCCATCATCATAGCATCGAAAACTCTTTTATCTTGACATAGTGTTGACACTGCTGCAACTTTCATACCCATATCGTAAAGAGTTTTTGAAAGTTTTAGTCTTTCACAATTCATGTCTCGAACTGTGGACCCTGCAGAGATACCTAATATTTGTGTTTGTACAGCACCTGCTATTCCGACTGTACATAAGTCGGAATTAGATATGTTAATATTCGGCGAGATTGCCGAAGGCGGTGGCGATTTTACTGTAGTTTCATTTCGCCCTGTAGAATTTATTGTGCTGTTCGATGTCGATTCAGTGATGATGGGATCGTTTTGTGCCCATCCAATAGATGTAATCATAATAAAGCTAACAGCGATTGCTAGCTTTTTTAGCATTTTTAGTCCTTATAATAATTATTCATTCAACGCTATTTCTATTTATAAAAAAAGGACCCTAAGGTCCTTAATTATGCAGCGATTTTGTATAGTTGCTGAGTTGATAAAATTTCTTTTAACCTGTCTGCAGCATATGAAGCAGCAAAAGCTCTAGGCTTTACCATCGGCACAACATTACAAACTCCTTTAATGTATCCAACTGCTTCGTTGATTACACATGAAGAACCATGCATTTGAGACGGGTTGATGTCAAGATGCACTTCAACTTCACGAGTTTCTAGTACATCATGTAGAGCTAAGTACAACTCTGCAATCTTATAGACTTCATTCATAAGTCTAAATCTTGGCTTTTCAACATTGTCGTAGCCATGATCTTTTTCACGTTGCACTTCTCCAAAGACTTTAGCACCATGATTTCCGTCAATGTGCACAACGATAGCGAGTGTATAATCGACAAACAAACCTTCTTTTAGGTGAACACGTTCAGAGTCTCCACCAATGTAGATTTTAGTCTCCATCGACTGAGCAGCAATAAATTCTCTTACTTCGTCTATATTGATTTTTTTCATGATATTCTCAAGTAGTGCAATGTCAATAAAAATTCATCTTGTGATGTTCTGGAGCACAGGGCCGGATTTGAACCGGCGGTTTTGCGGATTTGCAATCCGCTGCATTGGACCACTCTGCCACCTGCGCAAAATTCTGGTACCGAGAGACGGGATCGAACCGCCCACACATAGATTTTCAATCTACTGCTCTACCAACTGAGCTATCTCGGCATTGGGGAGATGTACGGGAATCGAACCCGTGATAGCGGAATCACAACCCGCGGTTTTGCCACTAAACTAACAACTCCATATCATATTGAAACACACTCTCGTCGTATAGGGACTTTTCATCGCGCTGGTTAGTGCTGCTTCATTGCATAGTCCCGGATACCATCCGCTTTAGGCCTGCAATCAATGATGAATATGTTTCAATATGGCACCCGAGGTAGGAATCGAACCTACAATAACAGAGTCAAAGTCTGGTGTGTTACCACTACACTACTCGGGAACAGTTTGGTACCTCGTGACGGGATCGAACCGCCGACCTTCTCCTTGTAAGGGAGACACTCTACCGCTGAGTTAACGAGGCATATAATTATTTGAAGCCAATGTGACCTTTTTCAGCTTCAATTCTTTTCTTTACATCTTCAAACGAAATAGGTCTGAAATCTGTTTGCTCAACACATACACATTGGTACATAGGATCAATGTGTAGTTCATCACTAAACAAGTCTCTTTTCATCATTCTGTTTGAGTGTGTATGACCGTGAATGTTTGTACCAAAACGATACATCGATTCAGGGTGCAGTGGGATGTGAGATAGAATCATTCCATCCATCACATGGTAAGCACGTACGTCTCTAAAATGAGGAGCATAGTCCTCAGGTCTAAAGATGTCATGGTTACCTTTGATCAGAACTTTATCGCCGTTCAGACGACGCATGATGCTAAGTGCTTTCCTGTTGATAACAACATCACCAAGATGGTACACTTTATCTTTTGGTCCTACAGTCTCGTTCCAACGTTTCACCATTTCTTCATCCATTTCCTCAGGAGAATCCCAAGGACGAAGCTTTGTGACGCCGTCAGCCCGCGTAAATTTACAAACACCCATATGACCAAAATGGGTGTCGCTTGTCAGAAATACATTTGCCATTTTGGTCTCCTAAAATTGGTGCGTCCCGAGGAATTCGAATCCCCAACCTCCGAGTTCGTAGCCCGGTGCACTATCCAGTTGTGCTAGGGACGCATATTGAATTTGTAAGTAGTTCCCCCATCGTTATAGGAACCATTCACCCGTGTAATAAAGTCGACCGGGACTCGGTACGTCACTTGGGATACTAGTCCAGCTTGTCTCCTTTACAGACACCACCCTTTCGAGTGGTTGGGAGTTGAACCCATTACCTTCTACTGTTTTGGTCCTTCGAAGAAACCTAGACAGCATGACATTCTCTTGCTGACACTTACAAAACTTGGCCCTTGAGGTGTATGTTGCAGTACACATTACTAACTATTGGCAAGGGTGTATACGGCCCCGCTTAACTCAAGGATAAACTTGGTGGTAATAGCTAGACTCGAACTAGCAACCGTCTCCGTATGAAGGAGGTGAACTACCAATTGTTCTATATTACCATATAAAAACACACTACGTATCTTAGTCTCGCAAGGAGTAATGACCTCTAGCTACCGACCCAAATAGTTAGACCATGAATCTAACCCAACCTGTAGCGTGCTTTTATATGGCGTACCGGGTTTTTACCGGACCTGAAGCTTGTTCCACCGCACTACTTAAAGTGGCTTATGTGGCGCTCCCATGCATTCTCATTACACTATACCATATAAAAACACATTACCTAGTTTTAACTTCTTGCGTAGGACTTTCGCCTGCAACGTAGTAATGTGTTTTTATATGGTAGGGGCACAGGGAATCGAACCCTGATAGACCGGTTAAAAGCCGGATATTCTAGCCGTTGAATTATACCCCCAAAGAAGTTTGGTTGATCGCTTTACGCAGAGCTTTGTTGCTCTTACGGTGCGATCCTGCTTTACGGAATAGTGCAAGACGAACGAAGCAGTTACGTTCGTGCACGATTGTCTTTCGTTTACTCATTTTCGTTCTCCTGTTAAAATTGATGGAGCGGGATATCAGAATCGAACTGATGACGGAAGATTGGAAATCTACAGTTTTACCATTAAACTAATCCCGCATTCATAAGTAATTATACAACAAGTTCGATTTATTGTACACTGTTAAATTTTGTAGTAAGTCTGGTGCTTATATCCAAACATAGCGGGGATACACCCGTGACACTTGTTTCCAAGTCTCAGATAAGCAATAGTATCTCTACAAAAACTGGAGCGGGTAAGGAGGCTCGAACTCCTGACATCTTCCTTGGCAAGGAAGTGCTCTACCAACTGAGCTACACCCGCATTGTTTGGTGCGTCGGAAGGGACTCGAACCCCTAACCAATGGATTATGAGTCCACTGCTCTAACCATTGAGCTACCCACGCATTTGGCGGAACGACTGAGACTCGAACTCAGAACCCGGATTACGCCGAGCGACAGATTAGCAATCTGCTCTAATACCATTATAGGACCGTTCCATTGTTTGGCGGAGAGCGGAGGAGTCGAACCCCATCCCATTTCTGAGAACCCAGTTTTCAAGGCTGGTCGCAGTACCAACACCGCTGCATCACTCTCCATTATCTTTTCTTACGAGAAATCCACCCATCATAGTTTGGATCTGTTACTTCGTCTACTCCAAACACACCACAGACTTCAAAGTCTGGGCCTTGTATAGTAACAAACTCATCAACATACTTCGCCATTTCGATAGCGACACTAAAGTCTGGTGATTTACCTCTAAGCAAACCTTCTTTATCTATTACTGTATACATATATCCTTTTGGTACGAGAGACGGGACTCGAACCCGTAAGCCCATTACAGGCGGCAGATTTTAAGTCTGCTGTGTATACCATTCCACCACTCTCGCATAATCTGGTCCGGCGTAGAGGAATCGAACCCCTATAATCACTTTAGAAGAATGATGTCCTATCCGTTGAACGAACGCCAGAGAATTTGTGATAGGTTATTCTGTTACGAGGAAACCTATCGAAACCCTAAGCGGCGTTTAGGCTGCTAATGCGAACTGAAATGTTTGCTTTTATAAATAATATTGTCAGATAAATTTATAAGGAGACAATCATGACAGTTCATTTTGTATATATGTGGTTTGATAAAAATCGTAAAATGTTTTATGTTGGCCAACATTCTGGTTCACCTAATGATAATTATACATCTTCTTCAAGATGGTTATCAGGCGAAATAAAATATAGACCTAAAGATTTTAAGCGCAGAATAATTAAAATGTTTAGCACCAAAAACGAGGCTCAGATTTTTGAGGGATATCTTTTAACTCTTATCAAACAACATGAATTTGGATCAAAATACTATAACATAAAACAAGGAACACCTAAAGGTACAAAACCTTGGAATGCTGGTAAAAAAAATCCATATTCAACTGAAACTTTAGAAAAAATGTCAAGTGCTAAATTGGGTAAGCAATCAAACAATCAACACACCAAAGGTAGATTGTTTGGTTGATAAGGAACAATCTACAAATCCCCATTCGTCTTAACCGTTTAAGCGGCTAGAGCGAAGCGGCTATCATTAGCTGCGTTTACTTTGTTTTGCTTCTGCGGCCGGGAATCCCCAACCCTACGGCTTCTACATTGCCGGACTGTCCATTTCAATACTCTTGACCCAATCGATCCTGTGTCAGGCCCATCATAAAGATTTTATGTTTGTAATAATATCATAAACTTTTGAATAAGCATCAGTAATTTCTTCCAGTTGTTTTTCAGATAAAGATTCATTTTCTTCTAAATGAACTAAATCATCAGCTAGATTTTCTTGCAACGTTTTAAGTTTATTATTATTCATAGAAATCCTTATGGTGGACCTGGCGGGCACTGCCCCCGCGTCTTGAATCCGTTTCTATCTACTTCATACAATCATAACTTGGTCTCGATGGCAAGAATCGAACTTGCGCTACATGCTCCCAAAGCACGGGTGATGCCATTTCACTACATCGAGAATATTTGGCTCCGTATCTGGGTAACGATCCCAGCTAAACATTGATTAACAGTCAAGCCCATGCACCATGCTCGGGTTCTACGGAATAAAAATGGT